GGCAGGAGACTCTGAGACATTTACCCCACGGGCAGGGAGATTGAGTTCAGTTAGTCTATCGACCACCCCAGATCCAAGACCGATAGAGTCGACTAGGATTTCTTGCGGTGTTTCTAAGGCCGTACACTCTTCATATTCGTTATGAATTGCTCCACATAATTGCATTAAATCCATAGATTTAAAAGTCTTAATTTCAGTCACAGTGTTGCCTTGGCGTTTGCAGAGGGCCGTGTTGTCACCACCGAACCTGGCTACGTCTAAACCCCAGACGATTGGATCGGAAGCGGTAATGGTCACGTCTCGATCAACGGCTGCCCGTGCTAATTCTATAGGGATTACTGCATCGTCATCGGCTCGAGGAAACTCACCAAGGACTTCAACACGGGCAACGGTTGAATCTTCTCCGTATTGTTCAAGCATACGGTTGAATAGTTCGGTGTCAGTATTTTCGACAGTGCGGGAATCAATTTGTTCGGTGTACCAATATTTTTTGTTGGAGTGGAAGCTGTCGTAGAACGGGCCAGTGTTTCTTCTGGGGTTGGAGAAAGCACACCAAAATCTATTTTGCGTTGGTTCAGAGAAGAAACCTTCCGAGACTGAGTAGATGGGTGATGGAATACCACTGGCTTCATCCATGATTAATAAGACACCGTAGTTGGAGTGGACACCAGCGAAAGCATCGGGGTTTTCTTCACTCCAGAGTTGAGCTTGAGCGTAGTAATAGCCTGTGTCGATTTGTAAGTCTCGGATGAGAGCTTCTTCATACCAACCTGCGGGTTTGATGGTGGTGGCTGTCTTATTAAACCAGTGCGAGTTGATAGCGAGGGTGAGCCACTTACCGAGTTCGGCCCAAGTTCTTGAGCGAAGCTGTTGTTCGGTGTTGGCGGTGACGATGATGGTTGACCCCATGCGGGTAGAGAGCATCCAAAGGATGAGCCAAGCGACTAAGGCTGATTTACCGATACCCCGACCAGAGGCAACAGCTAGGCGAAACATCTCTGGGGTGACTTTGCCATGGTTGCGTTGTATGTGTCTGCCAATTTCTAATAAAATTTTTTCTTGCCATGCCCGTGGCCCAGTGAAATCTTCGAGGGGGGTGTCTTTCTGACCCCAAGGGAAGATGAACTTAACAAAGTTTAGTGGACTGTCTTTGACGGCAGGCGACCAGATGTCGGTCATTAATTCTTGTTCTTGTTTGGCTGAATATTTCATAACTAAAAAAAAATTATCGAAACACTTACATATTCGATACCACTGCCGATAAATTAAAGGGGGGGTCATTTGGGATTTTCAACGGATTAAATATTGAAAAGAGAGAGAATAAAAGACCCCGCCCACTATTTATTTCTTTTTTTGCTCCTTATTCTTTGGGCTTACTCCTTTATTAGGAATTGACCCATTAGGTTTAACGCTTTTAATATCTACTGTTTCAGCTTCTATTATTTTTTGGTTGTCTTCTAGTCGTGTTCTAGCGTTATCTATGACGTTTTTTAGATCCACATTAAAGGTTGTCTCTACTTTATCTGCCCAAGCGTTAGAGTCTCTATTCTTTAAATAGAATATTTGGGCGGTGACGTTGCCATCATTGGCGGACTGATATAAAGAGTTTGTGACTGTTGCAAGTCCTCTTGCTTGCCCCCTTTTTAAAGCTTCCTCAAATTCAGCAGAACGTTTCCTATTGCGGTCTAATGTATCCCAAGAAACGCCCAAGGCACGGGCAATTTGTGTTGTTCCTAGTCCTTGAGATGCCAATCGCTCAACTTGTTCTAAATCTATATTAATTAACTTTCTACCTGGTTTTTTTCTCTTTTTTTCCGTCATTTGCATATTTTTTTAATGCTTTTAATGCCTTTATTTTAGCAACATACACAAGATTAGCAAAAAAAACATATACTTTTTTGCTCTAAATACTTGATATATATACACTTTTTTACTTAAATATACTCATACCTGCAATTAAGCAGGAGGAGAAAGAGAGAATGAACGATAAATATTTAGCAATACGTGACTGCATAGAATGTATTAGAGGTAAAAATTCAAAATGTGGCAATCCTAGATACATCTTCAAATTTGATGATGGTACAGAAGTAAAAACAGAAGCCAACGCTGGTTGGGTTTATGGTTTAATGCCATGCTCAAGTTATGAAAATACCAGAATAACTTTTAAATATGTTGGTAATACTATGACTGACTTTATTAGTTCTAAGGAGTTAGCATAATGGAACTATTACACAATAGAGAATTTAAATACTATGACAAAAAAACAGATACCATTGATATGGTGAACTATATAAAGACTGTTATGGCTAGAAATTTTATAGAGGAAATTTATTCCTTATGTTTAGATTATCCAGATCAATTTAATCAAGCATTAAAAGAAATAAAATATTTATATTCTAAAGAATTAAATACTTTTGTTTATCCGCCTAAAAATTATATTAAATATAAACAAGGTCAAGAACAATTAATAGAGGTGGCAAGATGAAAAAAACATTTAACTTTGGGAAAATTGCCTTTGATGGAAATAAAGCAGGTAATAAAAATAATCTTGTAACTATTGAGGTTAGTTTTGATGGCACTAGATTTAGCGCTAGTGGTAATGTCTGGAATAGATTGCAAACAGATATTATTAGTGGCGGTCAAAATCTAGATGAGTTATATGAGTATTTAAAAGATGATGGTCTTTTTTTAAAAATATACTCTATCTGGAAACAATACCATTTAAACGATATGACACCTGGCACACCAAAACAGATGGCATTTTTAAGTACCATTAAAAGGCCATCTAATGCTGAGTTTTATGTTTGGGAGTATGAGCAATTAAAAAAGATTGGTTTACTCTATGATGATTGGAATGGTAAACCTTACTTATATGGTTCTGGATGGATTACCAAAGAAATACCAGGTTATATCAAAGAAGATATAAATGCACTTTTAACAAACGGGAGACTAGTAGCCAGTTAAACACTGGCTACGTTTTTATTATGAGCATTAAAAATATAAACGATCTAAACGAGAAACACGTCAGCAAGTCATTAGTAACCTTTTTACAAGATTGCTTTGATAAGACATTAGAAAGACGGCACAACAAACCAGCCAAAGACATTACCTGGCAAGAAATGACAAAACATGAACATACTATTCAACTTGATATAGTAGCCATGAAAACCAGAGCAAATAAAAGGAGGAAACAATGAAACCAATTATATTTGAAGGCATAGGCGTTACCAAAAAAGAAGTTAAAGACTTTGAGAAAGGTTTTTATAACTATGTAGAAAAACAAAGGCTCAAACAAGAAAAGAAAATAGCCAGAATTAAAAAACAAGCAGAAGGGTTTTTGCTTGATACAAATTCTACTAAAGACCAAATTGCTTGGGCTAATGATGTATTAAAACAATTAGAGGATAACCAATGAAAACTAAATACGATCTTGAAAAGGCTCTGATCTGGTTCTTATTGCTTATCTGCCTGATGTTCTTTTGGTGTTGGGTCTTGGGGCTAACTTAACCCCAGCCCCTCTCTTGGGCTTCCTTCCTTGCTCTCTCCCCGACTGCCTGGAAGGCTGCCCGCTCCCTGCCCGCCTTGCCAACCTCATAGGCTAACCCAACCAATAAAAAATGCCTCTTGCCGCCCCTCTCTAAACTCTCAAATACCTTGCCCGCTTCCTCTTCCTTGACCAACTGAATGACACCCTTACCAATCAAACCATTGATAGCCTTGCTAAAACTGTTCCTACTCATACCCGTCATAAGAGCATAATACTTCACCGCATCGTGACTACTAAATGTTTCTAATCTGAATCTCTCGACTAAAGACCAAACTGCCAACCTTTCACTAACAGTCAGATCCTTCCTGCCAATCTGCCTCCTGCCCCACCGCCATAACTTTGTTCTGTAATTCTTCTTGCTCAGTTCAAAGTACAATTCCTTACTGCACCCGCCCTGCTTCCTGTCGTTCTGTAATCCGTAATCTATCCACCACATCATCTTTCTCTCTTATGATGTGGCGAGCCAAAAGCTCGCCATCATCTCTTAGGATATAATAGGATATAAATAGGATATATGACAACCCGTGTTGGCATGTTTGTATCAATCTTGGGCATGTTTGTATCAATCTTGGGCATACTAATGAAACAAAGGAGCGATAAAATCCAACCAATTTTTATATTCTGGCATGAAATTTTTATGAATATTATAGACCCGTAAACGTTGGTCTGAGGTGTGATTTGTTTTGTGGTAAACCTGCAAAACAACACCATCATTCAGTAATAATTGAATCGTGGATCTTGAGCCGTAAGCATGCGGAACTAAACGGCAGATTTCCTCATAATATATTGGCTTGTGCTTAAATTGTTGTTTGGCTATTAAATTAGTAACTGATAATGAAAGTCTATCTTGCAAAATAAATCTAAATTTTTTGGATTGATTAAACTTTTGAAAATTGTCACAGAAACCCTGTAAGACATTGAAATAAAATGTATCGTTCATGTTTCCCCCTTGTTATTTTAAAATGTCACATAAAGATTTTTTATAAAATTTGTATTAAATAACTTACTTATTTTTGGTGGGTTTATTTTTCTTCCAATGCTTCTTGTGTGGTGACTTAAAGATTGCATCCCAGCGATCTTTAAACTCTTCGTCTGAGATTTGTCTTGGTCTTTGATCTGATCCTTTACCTGCCATTAACCTTGCCCTCGATATTTCTTCCAACTTCTTTTCATGTTCTTATTCATGGTTGAATGTCCAACATTATTTCTACCCATGCAAGTTTTTTTACCTCGCCCTGGTGTCGCTGATCTATAAGTATTAACTATTTTAGCTTTTCTTACCATTTATGTATTATACCCATTGTTCTGCCATAGCATTAGCTATTCCTTGATAAGTGATTGACCTAAGTTTCCATCTATCTTTTGATGGTGGTAGTTTCCATATTCTTTGCTCTCTGCCATCTACAATTTTGGTTGGTTGTAATGGTGGTAAATTTTTTAACCACAAACAAGTTTTTTTAGTTTCACCATGTCCAAATTGCCAAGGTTGTATAATTTGATCTGGTTTTCTAATTTTGCTAGATATAACTGAAACAGGATTTTCCAAAGCTATGTGTTTAATAGGAGCATCTAACAATACACGAACAAAATCTAATGCATCTTTCTGCTCTTGTTGTTTGTCCTTAAACCACCTTGCACCGCTCACAGCTAAATGAGTACAGGGCGGGTGAGCTATCATCAAATCCCAACCATTGTCTAAAATGTCCAGCACATCACCCTCATAATGTGGTCCAGGTTGTTCTGTTGGTAATAAATCACAACTGATAGCATTATGACCTTGCTTTAAAAAAGCATCACGCACAACACCAGAATACTCACAAGCTACTAAAACTTTGATTTACCAATCCTCTCTTATTTTATTAGTTTCGATAGGCTCTAGGATAACATCTTTTCTAAATAATGTTTTAGGCGTGAAGTCTGCTTTACCATTAGATTTAACCATAGCAAACTGAGCTACTCTATTAATATCTGTTTCAACATCATGCTCTAAACATATTTCTTCGGCTAAATCTTCTTTGACATGCGTTAAGACTGCCGCCCACCTTGCCGAGTCAACGATTGCTGAAGCTCCTCTAATACTTGCTCTAAAACCAAAAGCATCACTCGCACTAAACGCTGACTTACTCATGTGGTGCGAAGTAATCACCGCACTATTTGTTTTCTTAGCTAACCCCGCAACATAAGTTCCCCAGAGTTGGCCAACTTCATTTGAAGAAGATACAGACGCAGAGCAGAAACTACTCAAAGGGTCAATGATGAGGAGACTTAGAGAATGAAATGACATCAACTCCTCTTGCAGCGACCACCCTGCATCTGTAATTCTTAAACCATCTTTATCTTCCGCAATAATATTTATGGGTTGATTATCTGGGACACAGTACACATAAACATTATTGGGATAGCCAAATCTTTTTTCTTCTGGATCAAGTGAATGTATTCTATGATGGATCTCATCTTGTGAATCTTCTCCTGTTAAAAAAACTACATCACCACCTGTCATAATTGGTTGATTGAGCCACCGCCCCTTGCCACTTGAAACCTTCAAGGCCAGGTCTAACAGTAAACCAGATTTACCAATGCCACCCAAACCAGCAAAAACTCCAGCAACATCTTTTGGGATCAAATCATTGACCACAAATTCACGCTCTAAGGGCTTTCCCTGTAAGTCACGAATACTAAACCCTCGGATTTGAAATCCCGTTTGATACAGCTCATTTCTGACCCTCTCAGCTCCAAAGTCCAAAAATAAGTCATTATAATCACCCTTTACAGAGGGTATTCGGGTAATACAGTTAAAGATTGCGGATTGAACCTCTTTGGCTCGGTCTTGTCCTACCCCAGAGTCATCATTATCAAGAGCCAAAATAAATTGACCATTATAAATTTTTCTAAATCTACTTAATGCTTCTAAACAAAAATTTGCTGAGAACACAATTAGAACTGGTATGTTGCAATGTTCATAAATACTAACACCAGTTGCATAACCTTCGACTACTGCAATCTTTTCTACCTGGCTAATTGAAGCAAGGTCTGTGCCAATTAAAAAGAAACTACCTTTAGTCTCTCCTGCACTTGCAAATCTTTTCTGACCATCAGGCATGATGTATTGCACTGAGCGTAAATCTAATTCTTTAGTCTCAGGATGTAACCGATACATTGGTATTAATAAATTACCATTAGCTTCCTTAATGCCATAAGATCCTATTTGTTTTGCTTTTAGATATGGATGTGCTGATACTTGATCTGCTTTACTAAACTTATCTTTAACATATTCAGCAGTTTCTTCTTGCTTCCTTGCCTTATCTTCGGCAGCCTTTACCTTAACTTCTTCAAGTTTGGCATAAAGTTCTTTTTGTTCTTTTTTTGTTAAATTGGTCGTTGTGCCAGTAAAAAACTTTCTTTCTTCCCCAGTTCGCCAATTTCCATAGACACAACAAGCGTAATTGCTATTAATTTGATGATAGATATACCACCCACTTGTCTCACCAGATTTATCTGGTCGTTGGCCACCAATAGCATTAACACCAACTCTTTGTAATGATCCTTCTTTTAAGAAATCAACACGCAAACCAAATTCACGCATTGCATTAAGAAGATCATCAATAGTATTGCTATCTTGAGCAAATTTAATTGTGTTGTCTAATTGTATGCCGCCATCAAAGTATTGATCTAATTTCATTCTCTTTAGGTTTTAATTCTCCTGTCTCCGCCACATGATTTTGATGGTTAAGAAAATGTCTAACCGCATCTTTAACAAATGCTAACTTACTCTCTCTTGACCATTGGTTCATTTGTCCTGTCTTCTCTTTTTTTGTAATTTTATAAAATGTCTCTTTTAAATTTGTGAGAGCGTAATCAATGCCCGCATCAGATACTCTTGCTATATTCTTAACAAGCGTACCTTTATTTATTTCGTCTTGATGTTTCATTGAACACGCTCCATACACAAATCGCCCTTCGCCTTTTACTACGAGGAATGGCAATGCTGGGCGACCACATTGACATAGGCTGGGGTAGTTATCTTCTACCACGCAGCATTATCACCTTCTGTTGCAGTTTTAGTTTCTGCCACTTTAGGTTCTTCTACTTTCCCAACACCAGGCAGAATAGCTGCCTCCCAGTTAGAACCATATTTGTCATTTATTTCTAAATAACCATTCCCGTTTCTAACAAGTTCACAACTAACAATTCTACCTGCAAGGAGGTCTGTGTCAGAAAAGTTATCTATACCCGCAGCTTTCGCTAACAGATATAAACTCTTTTCAGCAACTTCTTTTGCTTTCTCACTACCCTCAACAGTAAACAACGCACCTACTGTGATATTGGTATCTTCTACTTTGAAAAATAATTTCAAACCAGAACCGCCCTTTTCATAAGGCACATGTTCTGTATGTGAATAAACTAGATTGTATCGACCATCTTCTAATTGAGGTCTGTTGTCGGTAGGTTCTTTCAAACCACCTTCAAAATGTTTTGACAAGTCTGCCATTTCTTTTCTCCTATATTAACCAGTGTAGGAGCGAGGATCATTGATGTGTTCGATAATATTTTCTAACCCCTCAATAGTTTCCTCAATGCTCTCAGTTACACCGACAGGGTAAATCGTATCTAATTCGTAAGTTGCTCTCGGATCGTCTAAAACTTTTTGCAAAGTATTTTTTACTCTTGCGAGAGTCCTAGGAATGTCGATTGGTCTTGGTTTACCCATTATTTATCTAACAATAATTTACCATTAAGAATCCAATGAATTTTCATCTTAAAAAACATTAGTTGTTTTTAATGGCACTTTTAATAGCATCCCATTTGAGTGGTAACTCAGCAGGTAAGCTATATCTATTTTTTGCTAAGAACGCTGGGCGTTCTTCAACATGTAGAACCCTTTGACCAGTTGACACTGCTCTGGTTCTTTCGCCACCTCTGCTTTTTTCTACAACTGTA